TCTCTAAATGAGTTCCGACTGGAGCTGAAGCACTATCGCCTCTCTCCTGCCATTCAGGATATCTCGTTTGCGAGTGAGCAACTATAATTTCTAGTCCCTCTTTACCCTCAATGAGTTTACCAAAACCGGATGCATAAATCATTCCTGGCTTGGCTCCTTCAACATGCTTTGCGTCTCTCTCATTACATTCAGGAGAAAGCTGGTGAAGAATTTTTAATATCGGAGTTGATACATCATCCGATTTAATTTCCTCAGCACCCTTACCTGAGTCTGCTCTGAGATTTATGTTGGCTAATGCACCTGCATTAGCTTTCTTTGCTACTTGACTTTCCATATATCCTCCTATTGGTCTGTTAGTTTAGTAGTTTATTTTTTGGTTTTAATTTTCGTTTGATATCCTTCAAACGTTCGGAATAACTCCGAAGGAATTTTTCCACCACGTGTATGTAAATCCTCCAGAGTTAGCCGTAAAGTAGAGGCATGAACCGAAACTTTTTGTTCCGGATCATAACCTTGTCCTTTAGCAAGAGCAGCATATTGCTGCGCCTTGTTATCTTCGTTCCGGCCAAACCTCACTGTAATTTCATTTTTTACAATGTTGCCTAAGCCGTTATCTCGAAGCCAGTTATAAGCCTGCTCTTTTTGGTCAGCAGGTATTGAAGCGAAAAAAACATTCTTAACTTCAATCTCAGATCCATCTCTTAACTTCATCGTTTTAAGATTCATCTGATTCATAAGATCAGGTATAACAATACCTGAAAAATATTTTTCTCGTTCCTTTAATTCTTTTATCTTGTTTTCGTGGTTGTCTATTTCTTGCTGAATATCTTGAAGTGTTTTAATTTCTTCTGCAAGTTTTGTTGGGTCAGCTTGTGTCACCTGACTAGGTGCATCTGCTCTTAGATTGATCGTCATATTTCTCCTAATAGTTTAATAGTTTAAATTTATATTCGCACTATCTATATATAGGAGAATTATATTATGTCAACCCTATTTTTGATAAATATTTATTTCGATTGGATAATAAGTTTTTTCTTGGCGGTCCCACTTTAATAACTTATATTTTCCATTAGTCATGTCGCATACTATGGAACATACTACACCTATGATTGCAGGGTCCCCTGATAACAATAGGTAGTCTTTTTCTGTGTAGTTTTTTAGAAGCGTTCTAAGTTTTATAATTAAAGGACCTGGGGATAGAATCATTTGTGAAAATTCTGGAAGCATAGTCACGATATCGCCATATTTTTGTGCGCCTACAATATTGTATTTAGGTTCACCTCTAGAGGTGCCTGGTATGTCTTGAATTAAATACACCTTAGACTTGTGGTCTGTTTTAGGATGATCTTTGATAAACATGTGTTGACTTTATACTTTTTAGGATTATATATCAAATATAGAAAGATAAGTAAATGATAAATTATAAGTTTAAGACAAAGCCATATAAGCATCAGCTTGAGGCGTTAGAACGCTCTTGGGATAAATCTTACTTTGCATATTTTATGGAAATGGGAACAGGTAAATCTAAGGTTCTTATTGATAATTGTGCGATGCTATATGATAAAGGAGAAATTAATGGCCTATTATTAATAGCGCCTAAAGGAGTATATAAAAACTGGTATGAACAAGAAATTCCTCAACACCTGCCTAAACACATTGAAAAGAAAATGGTTCTGTGGAAAACCTCAGATAAATCAGGGGAACAAACAAAAAAATTAAATACCTTGTTTGCTACTGGCACAGACTTTCATATTTTAATTATGAATGTAGAAGCTTTTTCTTATCCTTTTGGTTGTGAGTTTGCTCGTAGATTTTTGTCATCACATAAAGCTATGATGGCTATTGATGAATCGACCAGTATTAAAACACCTAAAGCTAAAAGAACTCAAAACATTATTAAATTAAAAGAGTTATCCCCTTACAGAAGAATATTAACTGGATCTCCAGTAACTAATTCACCGCTAGATTTATTTAGTCAATGTCAGTTTCTTGGTCCCTGGCTCCTGAAGACTGATTCTTATTTTGATTTTAGGTCTAGGTATTCGGTAATGAAATCAATTAACTTAGGTTCTAGAACTGTTCAAGTAGTAATAGGTCATAGAAATCTTGGGGAACTTTCTAAACTAATTGAACCATTTTCTATGCGAGTTTTAAAAGATGATTGTTTGGATTTACCACCTAAAACTTATATGAAACGAACAGTAGAAATGACTGACCAACAAGAAAAAGTTTATAAAGCTATGAAGAAATATGCAATGGCTGAACTGGAAGGAAAAGTATTAACAACTTCTAATGTTATGGTTCAACTAATGAGACTACATCAAATTACGTGTGGACATTTTACTGCTGATGATGGAACTATTTCAGAAATTCCATGCAGAAGAGTAGATGAGTTGTTAGATATTTTATCAGAAGTAGAGGGTAAAGTAGTTATCTGGTCTCATTTTCAAAAAGATGTTCAAAGAATTATTAAAGAAATAAAAAAGAAATATGAAAGCGAAGATATTGTAGTAGACTATTATGGATTAACACCGCCAGAAGAAAGGCAAAATAATATAAAGAAGTTTCAAGAGAATGACAAGTGTAGATTTTTTGTAGGAACTACACAAACCGGCGGATATGGTATCACATTGACTGCCGCTAGTACAATGATTTATTTTTCTAATGGTTATGATTTAGAAAAACGTTTACAGTCGGAAGCTAGAATAGATCGTATCGGACAAGAATATCCCATGACTTACATTGACATCGTAACTGAAAATACGATGGATGATAAAGTTGTTAAAGCTCTTCGTAAAAAAGTAAACATCGCCACAGAAATTATGGGCGAAGAACTTAAGGAATGGATTTAAAATATTATTCCTTTAATATCCAGAAGTCTCTCCAGAAGAACTAATGACACAGCCCCCACCGTGCCTAATAATACCCAATAGATTTTGTCTATCTTGCCGCCCAATTCGTGAATGCCTTTATGCATATGATATTGTGATCGTTTTAGACCTGTGATGTGTCCATACAGGGATATAAGATGTTCTCTAGTGCTTTTAGGTTTCATTTCCATTATACTATTGTTCCTCGGCTTCTTCTTCTAATTAATTTTTCTTCGTCACTTAAGTATGCTTCTTCCGTTGCTGTTAATCCAGATGCATTTGTTTGCAAGTTGTTATTAAGAATATTTTGTCCTTGAGTAATAACAGATTGATTAGGCATTGCCGAAGTTACATTTTCAGGCAATGGTGGTATAGGTAATTCTTTTTCTAAGTATTCTTCTAAGTTTATATTAAATTGACCGTCTAAAGATAAATTAGCCATTTCGTCAGCCATTCTATAAATTTCGTTTTCTGCTTCATAGAATGGATTATTCTCTCCTAAGTTTTGAGCTATGTCTGCAAACTTATCTTGAATATCTTGTGAAGGAGTATAGGGTTGAAATACTCCATCAAACAAATCATTAAAAGCAGTTTGACTTATTTGTCTTTCTTTAAACTGATCTTCTAAATCAAATGAGTTTACATCTAAAGCTAATGCTGCGTTTATATCCTTAAACATTTCTTGTTGGACAAAAAATCTAGCTCTGTTTGATTTGTAGAATCTTTCAATAATATCATTAGGATCAACTATTCCTCCCTTTAATAACCCAAAGAATCCACCAGTAAATTCTCTACGTGCATCCCTAATACCTTTTTGATAATTAACAATTTTGAATCCCATTGATTTTAAAGGATCTACTTTGATAGCTCTTAAACCCATAAAGCCAGCTAACTCTGGACCAATGTCTAATATTTCTCCTCGTTTATCTGGAGTACCAAAAGCTGCTTGACCTATTCTTTGAAACTGTTTGTAAGAAGGAGCTAAAGCTTGTCCTAGGTGCATAAATCTAATTGCAGCTTTATCACCAGCAGATGTTTGATCTGTATATAATCTTCTACCGTCTTGAGTAATTCCACCCCTAACAGTTAAGTCAGCCATAGCTTCTGTCCAGATAGATTCAGAAACAAATGGGTTCATAATTTCTGAACCAGCTTCACCTAATCCATTTACAAAACTGGCTAACAATTGTTGATCACTTGCTTGACCATCTTGAATATTATTTAATAAAGTTCGGAATGGTCTACTGATAACATCGTACGCATTACTGTGACTGAAGTCAGTATATCTTAATGTACCATCTTCAGCTCTTGTAGGAATTAGTGTAGAATTTTTAGACCACTCAGGGACAAATCTTCTAAGTGCTTGTAGCTCTTCTTCACTTACATCATACATAGCTTTAGCACCTTCTACTAATGCAATTGGACCTGCAGTTGTAAAAGTTGCCATACCCGTTAATCTTTTAAAACCAGTTCCCCAAGCTACGTTGTTATTCTTAACTATTTTTCCACTTTTCTCCATTACCACTGGTAATACATTACTACCAATGGTTGGCTTTGAGTGTCTCATTTCATTTAAACCAAGCTCAACAATATTACCAGTTGTTCTAATCATTTCAGAAGGGAATGACATAAAATTACCAATTGGTAATAGTCGCGCTGTTCTTACAGCTGATCCAACAAATGCATAATTAGGAACAGTGTTTTTAACTATGTTAGCTGCTTCTTGTTTCAATGCGTACTGATCTAAAAACTCATCATATGTACCTTTAAAACCATCTGTTCTTGCGTTTTTATATTTTATATTTAATTGTTCCTCAGGTATGTAACGCAATAATTCTCTATTTACTTTTCTACCTTTACCAACTTGTGTTTTTAATCTATCTAATTCAACAACATAGTTAGTAATTTTAAATGTATCATCTTCTGCTACATACTTACCTTGAAAGAATGCACCCAGTTTTTTCATTCTAGCCATAAAAGGTCTAAGAATAGAATCTACATTATAAACTTGTTCACCAAACTTAATGTCTCGGAACATATTTTTAATATCTCCAATTTGAACTTGTTGGTTTACTAATCCTAGTTCTAACATTTCTCTATAAGCACGCTGAGCTCTAGGGTGATTTGGTCCTAGTTTTAAAAGACCTGATACATCAATACCTTCTTTAAAAGCTCGGGCTAAAATTTTTGGATTTTCAAATAATATTCCATTGGCTCCAGAGAAACCAATTGCACTAAACATGTTACGTAAGTGAGTAGGAATTGAAAAAATAGTTTTAGCCATTTGAGAAACCCCTTTAGGAAATAATAAAAGATTTCTGTACATCCAACTGACTGCTGCTTCAGCACCTTCTTTACCTTCTCCTCTAACAAAACCTTGAAGTCCAGATGCTACATTGTTTGCATTTAAAATTGCTTCAGCTATTTCTTTAGTGGTGACTGTTTCTGCTCCAAAAGGAGAAACAATACTTTTCATTCCTTTAATTTTGGCTAATTGATCATTAATTTTTACTAATTCAATACCTGTTTCAAATTGATTAACAGCTTTGGCTCCGTCATCAGCATTCTTCCAAAAGAATCCTCTTCCACCTTCATCTAAAACTTGAGCATTCTTAGCTGCTATTTCATTTAAATAACTAGAAGTTCTAGCTACTGTAGACAAATTAGTCATAGCATTAAAGATTGAATATCGTGGGTCTGATACTTCACCTAACAACTCTCTAATAAACTTAGGAGGAAGGTTAGTGTCTTTCATTGCATTTCTAATAAACTCTTCTCCAGCTCTACCTTCCATAGATCTATTAATGTAGTCTTTTAATTCTAATGATGTTGGACGTTTCTTTTTAGAAACCATTTGTATTAATCTATCTACTTCATTCTGAGCTTGAACTTTATATTTAGTTTTATTAATAGCAGGATCAAAACCTACATCCCCAGCTTTTTTAGCTAGTTCGACTCTAAAAAAATTTACAGCATTTCTATTAGCTTCTGCTGTTGGGGTATATCGTTTAAAAAATTTAAACATTCCTCCTTGGTCTTCAAAAATTTTATAAGTAGAACCAATCCAATTATTTACTCTATCTTTTAATAATGCTTTTAATTCAGCTGCACCTTTATTTAATTTTACTCCTGTGGTATTGGCATCTAATATATCCATTAAGTCAGTCATTTCCTTACGTGCATTGTTTAAACTATTTACAAGATTTATCCGAGAATCTTTAGGAACATTAGTAATTTTCATTTGTTTAATTAAGTTTGATATTTCTTTAACATTAATTTTTCCTCGAAGATCACCTTCAAATAAAATCTCATTTAACCTTTTCATAAAGTCTGCTTTTTCGCCTCGCGTAGATTGATCAAACATTGTCTTTAGTTCAGGAAACATTTTATCTGTTTCCTTAGTTATATTATCTACAATCTCTTTAGCTCTGTTTATATCTTTTCCTTTAAGAGCTTCTTTTAATCTTTCCGAATCAAACAGTTCATCAGTTAAAGCACCTTTAGGACTAAAGGGAGCTCTTACATATTTATCTAGCCATCTTGCAAATTTAGAATTACTATACGCTAACTCTTTACCTTGATTAGCTAACATCTTTGCGCTTTTGCCCACACCATAAACAAATGGTGTAAGTAAAATAGATTCTGATCCAAACTTAAATCTATTCATTAAACTTCGAGCAGCTTCTTCTCTTCCCACTAAATCCGGGTCATCGTTTAATTGAGTAGGACCGGATTCAAACATATCTCCAAAGGTTCCAATTTGATCTATGTCGGCAACAAATGCTTCACCGGCAGCTCCTCCCATAACTGCTGCAGCAAATCTTTTATAACCATTTTTATCATTAAGATCGGCAGCTTTGTTAAGAGCAGCCATAGTAGCTTTACTCTTTTTTAATGATCTACCAGCTTTTTTCCCTGCTAATGCTCTGGTCGCCATACCTCTAGCTATTTTAAAACCCATAGTCCCTGGAACACCTATTTGAACTAGAGCTTCAGTTAATTTACCTATAGCTCTTTCTTCTGCAACTTCTTCAAAGGGATTTAATTTATCAAAAAATTCTTCAACACTTGCGGCTGTATCTGTATCTGCTCCTAAATCTATAAGATCAGCAGCGACGGATACAATTCCTTCAGGGATTTTTAATATACCGGATGCAATACCTGCAGCTGTAGCTTTATACCAAGAGGTGTCACTATCTTGCTCCGCGGTATTCAGAGGTAAAAATTCTTCTTCGGCCATTTAAACCTCCTATCTGTATTTGTTCCAATCGACGATACTTTGCTCGCCTTCGGATATTTTTTCTTTATTACCTTTTATTATTTCAATAATTTTTTTATCTGTTTCAGTAAGACCATCAGGGGATTTAAATGAGTCTTCAAAAGATGTTGTTTTTTCTTCTACTTTTCCAGGTTTATTTACATCTTGAATTTTTACTTTTTCTTCTTCTTTAAATTTAAAATAGTCTTTCCATCTATAAACACCAGTTGCTTCATCTAAAACTAAAATTTTTGCTATTCCATCTGTTACATCAAAATAAACATTGCCTTCTTCTTTTTTACCTTTTTTTCTTTTCTTTTCTAAGGCCTTAGAATCTTTAATAACTCCTTTGTCTATGCTAGGAGGAATATCGTTTTGATATTCTTCTATATATCTTGCATGGTTAGTAGCATAACGTTTATTATTTCTGTACTCTTCCATTAAACCTTCTGTTCTTAGTTCTATTTTTTGCTCCAAAGTTAAATTAGGACTTGAGGCATCTGCTCTAACATTCGCGACAGCTAATCTATTTTTTCTATCCAGGTCTGATTCACTTGCTGTAAATTCTTTTTCTAAACCAAACTGAGCCGCGCCTGTTCTTAAGTTTCTTAAGAACTCAGCTTTTTTATTTTCTTCTTCTATTAAAGTTTTATTAGGGTCTTCAAGATTAGCAATCATATCTGCAAATGAAGTAGACTTAGCAATCTTTGGACCAGCTTCTAGTAAATAAGTAGTTAAAGGATCCATACCTTGAGGTAAACCACCTGATTGAATTATTCGATCCATAAACATTTTTTCATAATCTACAGGAGCATCATTACCTGTTACAATAGGATTGTCTGCGTGCATAGTTCTGTCTGTAATACCAGTCATAATACCAGTACCGACGTTGCCGCCTTTTCTAAACATAGGTCTTTTAAATACATTACTCATTATGCGGGGCTCGGTATCATTTGTATTTTTTGTGTAGCTGGATTAAATGCTCTGTATATTCCAGCTAACGTTGTACCTGTTCCAAGTAGTGTTGATAACGGACTTGGTGAAGGCATTTGTGTTTGTTGTGTTTGACCTGGATAACCTGCTATTAATTGTGTTACTCCAGCTCCGTAATTTTGTGCAGCCGTCATTGGTTGCTGTAATTGTTGCATTGCTAATTGTTGTTGAGCAGTTAATGCTGCTTGTCTTTGAGCTTGGTTAGTTGCACCTAATGTGCTTAAAGCTCCTACATCTTGACCTAAGAAAGACTGTTGTTGCTGTCCTAAGTTTAGTTGATTAGCTATTGCGTTCTGTGCTAAATTTTGTGCTTGTGAAAAACCACCAGCTAATAGTTGTGCTTGTAATGCTGCCCGGTTCCTGTCGCTTGCTGACTGATACTCTGATCTCATAACACCTTCTCTACCACCACCAAGAACACCTTGACCCACAGCTTGCGCTGCAATACTAGGAATTCCTTTTTGTGCTTGAACATCAAATTCATCCATAGTCGCTTGTATAACATCTTGTTGATAAGGAGACATAAACGTCTTGTAGGCATTAGGATCTGCATACGCACCGGCTTGAGTTAAATAAGGTTGGTAAGCACCTATCCCAGAAATTGCTCTTTTCTGTGCTTCTTGTTGTAAAGGATCTTGACCCGCTACAAATTGAGGTCCATATACTTTACTTAAATCTGCTGTTTTAAATTGACCGGTTGCTGTTGCTAGATCACTTAAATATGTTTTACCCGCTGCTTCAATAAATGGTGCGGGTAACGTTGTTTGTGTTATTTGTTCAGCCATTATACGACTCTCCGTTCTGCTTGTTTCATTGTGTTATATAGTTTTTGAGCTCCTTTTTCAACATCTCCTCCACCTATTCCTCTAACAGCATCTGCTGTCATTACAAATTCATTTTTACTTAACATAGCTGGTACATCATCGGCTTTTTCTTTAATCCCTACGGGAACAAAACCACCTTGATCTCTATAATCTCTCTCTACTGTACCTGCATCATTAGTTCTTAAAATACCTGTTGGCATACTACCATCAGCCCGTGGTCTTCTTGGTACCTTTTCAAACTTTTTTTCAAACCATTTAGCATTATGAGCTTTCATTCGGTCATCCACAGGGAAACTAATCTTACCTGGTTTGGTATATAACCAGTCTTTATCATCTCTTTTAAAAGCTTCAATGTATTTCTTCTTATCTTCTGATAACGTATCATATGGCATATAACCTGCTTTCTCTAAAGCAGTAACCATAGATGGATCGTTGTAAACAAATTCACTTATCTTATACAATGCATTTTCTCCTAATTTTTCTATTAAAGATTTAATACCTTTTTTCTTTTCAGGGGTTCCATCTTTAAGCCCAACTCTTCCACCATCAGCTTTGTACTCACTTAGGTTTACTTGAACCATTTCTTCTATCTGTCCATCAGGTAAATTAGGATTTAATTTTTTAAATAAGTCTCTTAGGTAAGGTTCTACCTTACTTCCATCTTGTTGAATTTCTGCGATCTGTTCTTCTTCCATTCCTTGACTAGCTAGGTATGCAGCGAGTGCTCCACCAATTCCATATTTACCAGCTTTGCTGCTTAGCAGATTAGCAAATTTACTTGGGCCTAGTCCTTCCCAACCTTCACTACTAATCATGGCTTTTAAAGGATTCATACTTCCTTTACCAAAAAAACTTGCGCCGGGTAAATTACCAAATGCAAAACCACCTGGCTTTAATCCAAAGCCTCCCCCTAAACCATATATACCTGCGCCTAGAATTGCTGCTTTACCCAGGGGTGATTTAACTACTTTTTTGGCAGCTTTACCTATTGATTTTACTAAGCTTCCTAATCCGTATAATTGTCTGGGTTCCTGCATTCTTGATATTGTCATAATTTTGTCTAAATTTAAAGTTAAAGGCAGGCGTACTAATCCTGAAATATCACACTTTATTTGATTTTTTTGCTATCGTCAATAGATTTAAGAGGGCGACTACCTTGATATAAGTCATCGAAGAACCGACCACAATACTGAAATTCGCCAACATGAGTGATGTAATCTTTTACATATATATGAACTTTTCCCCCTATATCAGCCCATCTTTGACAGAAGCCAAAGTCTTCACCAAAATAACGCTTAGTTTTAGGGTCATGTAAAGTATCAAAGAGGTTCCACATATTGTCTTTTCTTTCTTCTTTACCATTAATATAAGTAGGTTGAAACACTTCTAACTCAGGGTAAGCTTTAATCATCTTTTCCAATACTTCTCTTTTAATTAACATACACCCCGTAGGAGCATGAGTTATTTCTACTACTCCATCTTTTGTCTCAATACGATTTGGATCTTCTACTTTTAAAGGAAAAGTATAACCAGCTTTAGTTAAGCTATCTACATCTGTAATAGCATCTTTTTTAGTCTCTAATCTTCGCCATACTTTATCCCAATCAAAACTTTTCATTGGATAAGGACAAGCTATAACATCTTTATCTTTCTCGAGCATAGTAAAGATAGTCTTAGATTGAAAGTCTATGTCTGAGTCTATGAATAATAAGTGAGTATATTTATCTGCATGGTTCAACATTTCAGCTACACATAGGTTTCTACCCTGAGTAACTAAGGATGATTTCATTAAAGTAAAACTACATAAGATATTTCTTCTCATACAGTCTTGTTGAAATTTTAAAACAGCTTGGCAGTAATGCATAGATACATCACTATGAACCGGAGTACATACCATAATCTTATGGGGAGATCTCATCCCTATATTAATAGTAGTTACTTCTGTATCCTTTTCAGGTGACTCATTAAACCATATGGGCTCATTGTTTGCGCTTTGCGCTTTACTACTTTTTTCCATATTGCACCGCTCCTTCCAAAAATCTTTTCCATGAAGAACCTATTTTGCCCCATCCATAATATACTTGAGCGTAGCTTGATTGACATTCTAAATGATTGTGTATCTGTTCATCATGTAAGGTTTTAGCTGCAGCTTCAATAGCATAGCCGAACTTTGAAGCTAGCCTTCGATAGTTAGAATCATATTGAACATACATAGGAAACTCAGCACCAGTTTCATAGATAGCTCCATAGTCAGTTGTAATACAATACAAACCTGCGGCCATAGATTCTAGTAAAGATATACAAAACGTTTCTTCAAAAATACTTGGGTAAACATACATGTTATAATCTTTTAAATGATCTTTGATATATTCATTAGATTTATACCCAATGTAATTTACATTAGGAAGTTTTCTAGCTTGCTCATATAAAGCTTTATAATTGTGATCGTTTTGATCGTAAAAATCTTTTCCATATACTTCAGTTGAAGAATAAACATCACAAGTAATCAAAGGATTAGTAACCTTTTGCATAGCACCTAAAAGAACAGAAAGTCCTCTCCACGGTGTGTTGTGATGTATAATTTTAATTGGTTTACCTTTTTGATAAGGTGCAACTGGTGTTATTTTATCTATACCATTCTTTATAACAATGCATCTTTCTTCAGGTATACCAAAGACCATTCTAAATTTTTCATAATTCCAATGACTATTAAAGACATACCAATCATACTTTTTGTGATTAGATTTATCTTTAAACCATGGGTAAAGATTACCTTGATCATAAGAATTTTTTTGCCACAGAATATTTATTTTATTGGGGTGTAAAGGAATTTTTTCTGGAACGGATGTACATATTTGAACTTCTGATAGTAGTTTTGCATCTACATATCTGTTTAAATATTCTAACTGTAATTCTGTTCCGCCTCTAGGATTTTGATTTACCATTATTCTTATTCATCACTTTCTGTATTATGTCTAAACCTTTCGGAGAGACGTGTACTGTAACGTCTTCTACAATATCTGGTCCTTCTTTCTTTTCTTTAAATGTTTCACCTGTCTTTGTATTTCTATAAGTAGTTATAGTAGTACAATCAATTTTATGTATGTTATCCGTTTTCATTCTCTCTGTTTATAAGAGCATAGTTAACTAAAACTTTAATATAGTTACCTGTTGCTGCTTGAACTTTTATAGCATCTCCAGCTTCTAAATTCAAGCCTTCAGGGGCAAAATTAATTGCTGTGTTTCCAGCAATTTCATCTCTCCAAAACTCTGCGTCATAATTACTAGCCGAGCTATCAGACATGGCTGCATTACATAAAATAGAACCACCGCTAGTGTTAGAAAAATATACACTTTTAACAATAGCTACAGCTGATGTAGTTATAGTTAAAACCGTTGTTAAATTAGTGGTAGTTAAATTACCTGTGGCGTTCTTATAAAAAATACTCATGATAAAAAATAATTAAAAGCATCTTGTTCGTTCTTTAAATCTTCTTGAAAAGAAAAGTTAAGTTGTTGTTTCATTGTAGTTAAAGACTCAATGATCTGTCTTAAGTTTTCTACATCATATTCAGGTTTAGGTTCAGGGATATAATTACTTAGTTTCGCCATAAGCCAACTACTCCTCCTTGAGCCATGTGAGGTCCATAACTTCCTCTACCTGGATTTGTAAATCCACCTTTATCAGTTCCAGTTGCTCCAGACTTATCTCCTCTATCTGGTGTACTATAATTTTTTACGCTAGAATCTCCATGTCTTGATAACGCTATTTGACGTTGAATGTCGGCGTGTTTTTGCTGTTTAGCTTTTTGAATTGCTTTTTCCATTACACTACCATCACCTAATCCATGTTTTTGACTTGAATAATAATCTTCAATAATAGGTTTTAGTTGTTTAAATTTATTGATACTTGCAATGCTTCCTTCACCTGGTTTACCTAAAAATTGTCCGGAAAGAATTCCTGCAAGTGTTGGAGGATAAAGACCCATGTGATTAACATTCTTACCTTGTAAAGTTTGATACAGACCTGAAGTAGCATGTTGGTATGTAGGAACAGTTTGAAGTTCCCATTCACCATCTTCATTCATAACGGCAATTTCTTGCATCTTCATGCTGTCTTCTATTAGATTTCCAAAGTCTCCAAAACCAGTGTAGCCATCGTTTCCTCCGCCACCGCCTTGGTTTTGTTGTTGCATTAATAACAATAATTGTTCTGGAGTTAAACCTTGAGCTGGTGAAGTTTGACTAATTGCTGGTGTTGTAGTTGTAGCACTGGTTCCTGTGTTTCCAAAAATAGGATCAATCGAAGGTAAACCTTGATTTAAATATTTTGTTATATCATCAAAAACTACAGCCATTATCTTCTCCCGTCTGGTTGAGCGTCTAATCTCAATGTGCCATAACGCCATGTTTCACCAGTAGCGTCGTTAGCTATTTTTATAGCAAGTAGTCTTCCTCTTGCCCGAGTATCTATCTTATCAGTAGTAGATGTAACTGTAAAGGGTCCTAAAGGAGAACTTGCAGCAGTGTTGTTAGGATAGTTATTTATAAATAAAGTTATTTTAGAATTACCTGTTAGATATTTAAAATCAGGTATAAATTCACTCACCGACATAAAGAATTCTCCATCCCCTCTGTAATCAGCAATTCCTGTTGCCTGACCCAAAGGACTTTTTCTCATTGTAATGTCATAATCTCCAGACTTAATATAGGCAGATATAGCAGTTGTACCAGAACTGTTGACTTGATCAGTCCCTGTCTCATGAGCATAGTATATAGAAGCTCCATACTTATTTGTAATACCGCTAATCTTTGAAAACACCGGGGTAGCGGTGTCATCGTAATCTGTTGCATAAGGCAATTGAAATACTCCTTGATCTACATAAGTAGTTCTATCTACAGAAGAGACAGTCCATGCTTGATCAGAAAAATTAAATGTTACACATCTATCTATTTGGTCCGAGCCTGACTTAGGATAGAACCAATTAATTTCTGTGTATAAACTGTTTGGTGAAGAAAAAACAACATCAGATGAATCATAGTTTAAACCTAGGTTATCTCCATTAGTTGTAAATACAAAATCTTCTACAGAAGAACTTAAAGATTTAACCGTACCATCATACGCAAAAAATCCACCTTCTGATGCCATCCACCAGACTGTACCATTTGCATAAGAAACAGCATGCTGACCTATGCATCCGCAATTGGTTCCTACCTGTCTTACGGAAAAAGTAAATGGTGGACCAACAAACTGAATTACATAAGCTGCTAAATCAGTTAAAACAAATACATAATCTTTACCTTGAATAGCTGCTCTAATTTCATTTCCAGTATCTAGTCTAAATGTACCGGCAGTATTAGTAGCTGTTGGGTTATAAGTATTTAAATCTTCTTGGTTAGAAAATCTAACAAACATCGGATCTTGAGTAGCAGGGGTTCCAATAGTTGTTTCAGTTCCAAAATGAAATAAGTGTCTATCTCGGTCGGATACTAAAGTCATTCGAGTAGCCGTTGGGTTATTAGTTGTGTTAAAATTAGTTGTTGATTGAGAAGCTCTTATAGATCGTGGATTAACCGCCCCGGCATCCCACGTAAAAGTTTTTCCATTAAAGATAGTTGCAACTAAAACTTCTCCAAAGTTATCCAGACTCCAGTTTCCTGGTGCCAGAGTCACGTTACTTGTTGGTCGTTCTGTGCCCCATGTAGAGTTGCCCCAAAGATATGTACCCCATCCATAACCTACCGTTTGAATAGTTGGTCCTACTATTACGTATGGATTAATAGTTGCGCTTCCCGTTCCAGAAGAAGCTCCGGCTCCGGCAGCAATTGGAGTTTGTATAGTAAATTCGTTATCGTTTGGAACACTTAAAACTTCAAAAGCAGTGTCTGTAAACGTAGAAGAACTGCTAAATCCATTAGGTGTTACAACACTTGTAAAGGTTAAATATCTTCCAACATCTAATCCATGAGCTGTAGAGTTAACTGTAACAGTGGCTGAACCATCAACAGTGTCAAACGTAGCCCCTGCAATCGCTGTATCTAAGGGAGTAATGTCATAAAAAGCTTCGCCATAATATAAAAATAAACCTTGGGATGTTCCAATAGCTGTGTACTTTTCACCTTTGAAACTAGCGAAAGCATGTTGATCTCTTGCTGCTCCTGGTAAAGTATCATTAGCCTGTGTGAGTTGTCTCCATCCTCCCATTTTTTCAGGGAAGCCATATCTAAATCTTACGAAATCTCCATCTGTCCACTGGCTTTCTGCCCCAGATTCTGTGGCTTGTTTATTAAATCCGGGTTTAAAATTAAGTTTTTGTAGCATATGTCCGCCATTATATATGGTTTTTTGCAGTATTTATATCTTAAATTGACCAACAGTTCCATTGTTTTTTGTAATCTCTCCGTACTCACCCCTCAGAATTATATCAAAAGCTATAGACATTCGGGGTTTATCTTCAGTATTTAGATCAACATAATGGTATACGTAGGATGGAAAAAAAATAACATCATCTTTTGAAGGAACATGTTTTATAACAGTCGTATTATATTTGTTATACTCTTTAATAATAGGTAAAAAAGGAATTGCATAAGGTCTTAAGAATCCAATAGAAGCAATCTTAGGGCTTTCACTTAAATAAAATACCCCACTTAAAAATGTATTTTGATGATTATGTGGAGGATGTACATTGTTTTTTGTATGAGTATTTAACCACATCGATACTACTTCTGGCTGATAGCCATCAATAATTTGATAATATTTACGAGCAATGTCTAATGCGCTCATTTCTATTTTTTCAATAAGAGGATCAAAGTAATTATCCTTTTGTAGATAAATAGTCTGTCCTCCTTCTTTCTTAATATAAGCACTGTTTTCTATATCCAAATAATTGGATACCCCTGGGTATTTATCAGTGAACAGTCCTACAGAAAATTCGGCAGCTTCTTTTATCATATTAAAAATAATTAATGTTTATAGTTATCCTTACTTTTGAATCCGTGCAAGTGGTACTGCAATGAGGATCGTGTGAATTAAAGTGTACAATTCTGTTAGCTATGGACCCAATATTCTTCTTATATTTTTTCATTTTAGTAAAGCCGTTATTAGTATTGACGTAATATAACGCGGTCTTACAATCAAAATTATGGTCTGAATGATACTTATGTTTTACTAGCTTTTCTGTTCTTCCATATAGATTAGCTTTAATCCTAATAATAGACTTAGGATTTAATTTTTTAATTATAGGTTTAACTAGATCCCATCCTACTGGACTTCTTATTTCATGATCTACAAATATCATATGAGCTAAATAAAAATTATCATCATCTTTTTGAGTTCCCACATATGGTATGTAATACCAAGGAAACCAATTTCCCATTACAGAACTTTGTAATTTATAAAAGTCCTCTTTAGGTAAAAAGTTATCTTCTATCTTTATCATTTAACTAATATCATGTTCCAATCTAATTTAAATATTAAGTCTTCTAAGACTACCTTTTTCATCTTATTGTCTTTCAAATACTGATGTAATTCTTCTATATCTACTATAATATATTGATCTTTAATATCAAATACCATTTTATCTGCTTTAGTTTTAAAAGAGCCAGCTTTAGCATTCTCTTTGTTTAAAGGTCTTGTATCAAACTTTAACATCTGATTAGATCTATCTTTTATAATCCCCTGTATGTCCCACCATTCTTTTTTCTTTTGTGCAGGGGTAGCATAAGTTACAGATTCTAGTTTATTTATAAAGCTCATCAAAACAAGTGTTAAAGGAAATAATAATTTTTTCATCGTCCATAGTATTAGGAGGTGAGCGATGCATCATACTAGCAGGGAATGTTAACATCTGACCTTCAGTAATATCTATAGTCTTAATTATTTTTTTATCTTTTAAATCATATATCTCAGTCTTTAAAGATGGTGTAGGTAACTTAACAAAATATACATTAGTGTAGTCTGCTTCAGGGTGGGTATGCCAGTCATGAAAATCTCCTTTAATATATTTTTGACACCAAAAATTAACAACTCTCCATTTCTTCATGTTTAATTGTTCCGCCATTTTAATAAGATAAGGTTTAAGAGCTTCGTAGAATATAGGTAAATATTCTCTACGTTGATCTCTTGGTAAATTCCAATCAGTTAAAGAAATTTTTTCTCTATCAGTATCTATATTAGAGTTAGGTAATTTATGAATAGCATTAATAATTTTATTTTTAATTTGTCTATGTTCTTTAATATCTGTAACAATATAAAAGCTGGGTATACTATATAATTTCATGTTGTGTGTAAGCTTCGTTTCCTAACATTCCTGTTACAAAATAGTTAGCTCCCACTGCAATCCTTTCTCCCCCTCCAATATTAGGAGTTGTACCATGCATTATAAAACCTGGAAAGACAGCTATGTTACCAGCCTGTTGGGGAACAGTCCAAGATGTAGAATTGTATTCATTATATTTTGTAATGGAGTAATCAAAATAAAATTGTTCTTCTAATATAGATTTGTCCACACTAAATCTTAAATTACCTGCTTTTACTTTGGCATAGTAAACTACACTAAATAAAACATTCTGATGCCTATGGCCATGATGTTCTTGACCTTCTTGTTGGTAAGCTCCCCAACTATGTGTCATTTTTATTTTATTAGATATACCTAAAGTATCATCTCTATAAATCATAGCAACTGTATCAATGGTGTCAGCTAACTCAGATAAATAGTCATACTTTAATATATTTTGGTTTTTTGTTAAGTGAGCTCCTCGTTCTTTAAATCTTGTGTCTTGCTTAGCTTCTTTTTTAATTTTATTTATCTTAGCTTCAGATAACAGAAAATCTGTTTCATAAACTCTAATAGGTAATCCACACAAACCAATCTTATGTATTTGTTTTATTTCCATTTGGGTCCTGTCATAAATATAGTTCCAGTTATTCTTTCCCCTTGAGTTACCGGAGAAACTTTATGTAAGTAAAAACTAGGAAAAGTAAATAACGTACCAGGTTCATTTAATTCTTTTATCAATACTTCTTTTCCATCAAATATAAAAAAGTCTCCGCCTTGGTATGGTTTTTCTGATAGATTAATTAAAGTTGTAAGCTTACTTGTATAATTACTTTGATGAGGTTCGGAATCAAAATGCCACTTATATTGTCCCTGATGCTTGGAGCTATATACGTTTTGCACAACCGGATCATTTATATTCTCATATAAATCTACCCCAAAAGCTTCACGATTAATCCAAAGAATAGCGCTTTTAAAATCTTTAATTTTATTAAGTTCAGCGTAAGGAAAGGTAGTGCATGTAGAAGTTTTAATCGTTGGAGCTGATTTATGAAAAGGTTTTCCGGTCCTCTTAGCAACCGAATTAATCTTTTTAATTTCTTTCGTATTTAAAAAATTTTTCATAAAAAAATATGTAAACTTCATTTTTTCATCCAATCTACTATTAAGTGTATTCTATCTTTATTACTTTTATTTATAACAGAATGATATTTATTTGCATTATTTATTTCCCACATCTCGCCTTCTTTTAAATGCTTTTCTTCATTATCTATATTAAATATAACGTCTTTATGAGTTACTAAAGGAATGTGAGTTCTAGCACATAACACTAAACTTGCTCCCTTATCAATGTGAGGTGTTATCTCTGACTTAGCTGGAAGCATAACTAGAATAGCTCTTATTATATACCCCGGACCTATTTTGTCTTTATAAACATCTTTTAAATCTTCCATTTGAGTTTCAAATACACTGTAATTAATATGATACGTAGGGTTATCTATTCTAAAATCTTTATCAAATATAAGTGGAATAGTTTTGGTTTGTTGATGAACTTCAAATGTTTTTTGTCTCCAATTAAATTCATCCCAATCTTTTTCTATTTCCTGTAATTTATGTTTAAACATAGATACATCAACAGAAGTTATAAATTTATAATTAAACATATTTTGTCTTGAATACTAAAGATATTCTTACATCTCCTTTATTAATAGGTGCATGACCTTTATGTAATTTTTTTGCATCAAAGCAAATTAATCTTCCTTGAACAAAAGGTATTTTCTTTTCACCTTTTATTTCAAAATACCCTCCTTTCTTTAAAGTTTTAGTTACCATATATAAACAAGTTACATCTCCATCGTCCCAATGAAAAACCCCCTCCATACCTGGATGTTGAATATTAATATAAGCTCTTAATATCTCTACTTTATTATCTAATGTCTTTAGAAGTTTTGTATATAAGTATTTGTTTAATCCATCATGAGGATTTAAATTAGAATTGTAAAATTCTGATGTTGTTTTGGCTGCCGATTTATGTCCATAGAAATGAGGAAACTCATATAAAAAATACTCATCTAAATACTCTATTAAATCTTTAGGTAACCAATTATCTATTTGCTTAAGCATAGTTAATATTAAACACCACCCTTCTATCTACATCTGTTTGACTAACTCCCCTATGCAAAGTCTCTCCAGGGAAAATAATTATTTTATTTTCTTCTGTTTCAATAAATTTTTCTTTGCCATCTATCATTAAAACGGTTCCTCCATTGCAGGTATTTAAATAAAATATAGCTGTTTTAAGATTAGGTACTTTATAATCTGTATGCAGGTCTGAAGTGTAGGGTTTATCTTCTCTAGTTGTCATATTACATCGAGCACAAATTAAAATATTACAGTGTATTTGTTCTAAAATAGGCACTATCCATTCTTCATAATGTGGAGATTGAACTCTAGCTTCTCTATAAAAAGTATGGTTAAACCAATAATGATCTTTGTTAACCATATTGTCTCTCCAATACCAGGGAAAATGTTGAGAAAAAACTCTACCTTTTATCTTTTTTATTAATTCAGGTGGTAATAAATTTTTAATTGTTGTTACCATATATATAAAAATCAAAGTTAATAACGGTTCGTATATTACAATTTACCGGATTGTTGCCAGCATGATATTGATTGCCCTCAAACCAAACGCCATCACCTTGTTTAGGAGTTTGTCTTTCAGCCGGTTTTAAATTTAAAAGATTAGGTTCTGGTTGACCTAACTTAAATTTTTCATTAAACCAAATGGTGTCTCCATCTGAATCTTCAAAATAATATATTAATGATTTATAATCTTGTTGATCATCTAAGTCTGTGTGAGGAAAATTATATTTATCTAACGTATGCCCTGCAACAGGGAATGTTCTTCGTAATCTACATCTTAACATTTCTTTTATGTTAAACCCTGTTCTTTTTTCAAAACTAGCTAAGATAGGATGAAAGAATTCATAATAATGTGAGTTAATTCCTTTAGGATATAAATATAAAACATGTTCTAGTGCAAAAGTTTCTGTTATGTTTTTAAACTTTTTAAAGTTAGTATTTCTTCCTCTAATTATATTATCTGCATGGTACCAAGGAAAAGTATTATTATTAATTAACTCTAAGAAAAAAATTTGATACTTGGGTTCTATTAAATCTTTTAAAACTGTTTTTAACATTTGTATGGTATTCCTAAGTGCGGTCTGCCGTCCCACAATGGAGACTTGTCATCCTCTGCTTTATTGTAATGTAAAAATACTTGCACGCATTCTTTACCTTTAAATGGAGTGCGTCCATGCTCTAGTTCACAGCCCCTATAGATTACTCCATCTCCAGGTTTCATTGTTACAGTTGTTTTATTTTCATCTTTATCTATTATGTCAAAAGGCCAATTATCTCCGCCAAGATTCAAGGTCACAGAAAACTCGCACGCTCCTCTGTCTTTATGATAATGTAAAATATTTCCTTTTTTATATATTCTACAATAAGAATACATTTCTCTTAATTTTAAATCTGTATATTTTTCCATAATAGGTTTGACATACTGTAGTAAAGTATCAAAAGCAGCGTCACCGTAAATAGAAAAGGCATCAGGAACTTGTAAGTCCGATCCTCCCCATTTAGTATCCCATTTATAAATTTTTTTATGTTTAATTAAACTTTTATAAGTTCGTTCTTTTATCCTCATATACTGGTATAGAAAAGCCGCCATATTTACAGGGATAATATTTTTTATTATTACATATCCATTGTCTTTGAAACTCATAATACATCTTCTTCTTTACAGTATTCTATAAGCTCCTTTGGTAATAATTTTTTAATATTATACTTAGTTGCTTTAGGTTTTCCTAAGTTAAGTTTATGGAAATCATGACCAATAATTCTATCATCATACGTAGTATTATTGCTTTTAAAAGGTTCCTTAATATTAATATCAATTTTATTGTAAGGGATATTTATAAATTTATGAATTTTCTTTAGTTCTTTTTCTGTATTGTTTACTAAGTCTTTATAATAAATTACAATATGTTCGTGATTATTCTTAATTATATTTTTAGTTGACATTAAATTATGACCAAAGAATCCTAAAGGTTCTAAAGCATTTGCTACAAATAGTTCAACCTCTTTAGGTTTAATTAAGTTAACTACAGAGGCCACACATTCTTCTAAAGGCCTATGGAGAATAATAAATTTAGGTTTAGGTATAATAGGTTGTAAAAGTTCTAGATTACCTGGTGTACCCCATGGACCTCTAATTATTATATTATCTGCTTTCCAATTAGAAAAATAACTTTTAATTAAGTTGTTAGTCATATCTTTATAAGATTTTTCATCAGGGAAATTTCTATAAACCTCTCCTTTTTTAAGATTAGATAAATTAAATAATACATCTGGTAATATACTATTAGCCGTCATAGCTACTTTAGTAGTTTTATTAAGAAGAGCTCCTAATAAAGTATTACCTGCACGTGGCAGACTGGACAAAAAATAATAATTTTTCATTTATATGGATCTCCTAAAAACCAAACAACTAAAGAATACCTGGTTCCTTTGGTAACTGGTTGTACTCGATGAACAGTAAAAGAAGGAAAGAAAACAACAGAACCCTGTTTATTGGTTTCATTAAAGGTAATAATGCTATTCTTTTCTGCATCCTTAGAGTTCTTAGTTGTAAATTGTAGATCGCCTCCCTCGTAATCCTTAGGATCAGATAGTAATACAGAACAAGAAATCTTTCTTATTTTGCCATGAGCCTCGTCATTAGGGGCCTCAATAGGTATACCAGTAGAATCAGCGTGCCAATTATAGTATTGTCCTTTTTTATAAATAGTGAATTGAATAGATTGTGCACTGTTTATATTAAAATTCCAACCTGCATTTTTATTTGCAGTTAGCATAAACTTCTCTATTTTTTTAAAGATCCATAATTCATCCATCCAGACAATGTTAGAATCTCTAAAATGAGCTAAGTCTTTCCGGTCTTTTTTGCTTAATCTTTTCTTCTCTTTAAGATCAACAATAGAAGCCCTATTTACTTTTTTCTTTTTAGCTAATTTAATAACCTTATCACAAAATTCTTTATCAAACGCTTTTTCAAAATACCAATAGGTATACTTTAAAATCATCTTTCTTACCTTTCATATATGTATAACTTAATTTAAAAATTAAGCAATATTAAGCAGACCAAGCAGAACCATTCCAAACTAGGAATTCTTGGCCTTCTCTTGAAGTACCTGTCCATCTTTGGTTAACTTCATCCCAATTAATAGGATAAACGTCATCACTTTCGCCCCAAGCTGTTATATTTGGATAAGCTATAGGAGCTTGCCAGTCATGATTAGCATCTAACATCCAACTAGCATGTGGTCTTTCCTGAACAAAAACATCATCAGCAACAGCATAGTGTCCGCCTATTTGTGCAGCTTGTTTTCTGAAACTTCCAGTAGGTGAATATTGTTTATAGTTTCCAGGTCCTTTAAGATTTATACAATATTGTTCTCCGATTGCATCTCCATCAGTTGGACATGCCTCGTCATCAGTTACAAATATTGATGTTACAACATTGTTGTCATCTAAAGTAGCAAAGTGTTTCGCCATTACGCTAACTCCGCCGTTCCTGTAGTTATGAATTTAGCAACCTTATCACCATTTGGTGCTGTTGATGTTGTATTACTCCCTGGAGCTACTGTCCACGTAGCTGAACTAGGAGCTCTTAAAACAATTATTCCTGTTCCGCCTGGAGCACCTGAACCATTGTCTCCCGCGCCGCCGCCTCCGCCGCCGCCGGTATTTGCCTGTCCTGCACTTCCAGATCCACCTTGTGTATTTCCGCCGGATCCTCCGCCACCAGCTCCGCCCGGACCTCCTGGTCCGCCGTAAAGATAACCACCGCCACCGCCGCCTCCAGCGTATGTAGTCGATGATCCATCAATATCTACTGTGTAGCCTGCGCCACCTGCTCTTGGTGGAGATCCTAAACCAACTGCAGAAGCTCCGCCTCCGCCAGGTCTTGGGCCTGGGCCTCCATCTTGTCCTTCTTCTGGTGTGTAACCACCTAAATTTCCTTGTCCGTCGCCGCCGCCGCCAGATCCACCTTGACCTGCACTTACACCTTGACCAACTCCTCGTCCGCCACCTGAAGATGCAAATGTTGTAAATCCTGTGCCAGCTACTGAAGAGTCTCCGCCGTCTCCGCCGTGAGCACTTCCGCCGCCGCCAATTGTAATAGTATAACTAACTCCGGTTTCCATGATTAATGGTTCACCGCTATCTAAAGAACCGTCACCCCAAGAAGTTCTAAAACCTCCTGCTCCGCCAGCACCGGCATAATTAAATCCGCCGCCACCGCCTCCGGCAACAACCATATAATCTATTTCAATTCCGCCGCCTCCTGCGCCGAAACCAAATCCTTTTGAAGCTCCTGCTCCTATTGTGGCTAATAATGGCATGTTCTTTCTCCTCCTATTTTATTACGCGAACTGTGTTTGAGAAGCTACAACTGTAAACGTAGCTGATCCAGTTTTAATAATAGTATAACTATAAATGTCCGTTGAACTTGCATTACCTGCAGACCATGCAGAACCACCTTGATATTTAGGTGTGACTGAAGATCCGTCGATAGTAAGTGCATTGTTATAATAAGGTGTTGCACCGTTTGGTACTAACATAGCAACAGTTATAGATTCCCCTGTATCCATAATTGAATCAAGAGAGTTTGAACCGTCACCTCTAATATTTAGAGTCCAGTTTGCTGCTGCGTTTGTTGTTAAATTCCACACTGCTTGCGTAAGCACATCATAGTTTAATGTACCTGTAGCACCAGTTGCTTCAGTTGTAACTTTTTCTGCAACACTTTGAATTTTACCTTGACCATTGAAAGTTGCTCT